AAAATTATCAGTTCGCTCATTTACACACTCCTTCTCATCGTTATCATATTTATGTTTATTAGTTGTTCGCGTTTACGCGAGTTAATCAGCAAAAAAAATATCTGTTCGCTCAGTTTCATTAAGATCTAAAATTTCTGAAAGCTTAGAAGCTTGATCTAACGTGAAGGTTGCACCGCCTCTACTTAATTTCCGGTAATACGTAGATTGGTTAATACCAAGTTCCTTGGCTATTTCTGCGCCAGTTTTCTCCTTTTCTACTATTTTTCCTTTCAGGCGATTAATATTTACAGACAAAATAGCTTCTCCTTTCTCGCGGCTTCGCGATTTTATACTTATATAATATTCGCGTATCCGGTAAATGTCAATATATTTTTTGCGCTTATGCGATATTTTTTTATTCCTTGTATTGCATTTTTGCTATGATTATGATTTAATACAAATGATGAGAGGTGATTAAAATGCGTGTTGGCGAACGCATCAAATCAAGGAGAAAAGAAATTGGATTATCTGCTGAAGAGGTTGCAAAAGAACTTGGCGTTTCTCCAGCAACTGTGTATCGGTATGAATCTAATGATATTATGAACATGAGAATTGATAAGCTGGAACCGATTGCAAAGGCTTTGCGTACAACTCCTGCCTATCTCATGGGTTGGGAAGATGACAAAAAAGAAAATCCTCCGGCCGAAAGCCAGAGGATTCTTGAAAGTGTCAATTCATCTGAAAATATAGACTTGCTTCTTCACATAATAAAGAATGAAGCATCTCTCAGCAGGGAACAACTTTTGAAGCTGCAAGGTTTTGTGTCAGCGCTGGAAGCGGAAGATAAATAAAAGCATTTAACAAGCTGTAAAAAGTCTTTTTCTCTTTATCTTACAGTTTAGACCCTAATATATCTTCTAAATAGTTTTTTGCGGCTTCAATCGTTCTCTCGCCAAGGTATGCTGGCTCATCTATCATAATATCATTAATTTCAATCGTATATTTAGTTGGTGTTGTAGACCTATTAGGGATGTTAATAGCAAAAGAAAAATTCTCTGATGGAATAATCGCTCCGTTTAACATTAAGAGTGCAGATTCCCCGTCCGAGGCAATTAAAACTTTATTATATCTATCCATACAATCCCTCCAGGATAGACAAAGCCATTATTTTAACGAACAAAAAAACCTAATTGCTTTGCTTCTTCTATTACGATTTCTTGTTTATCTTTAGATAGCTTCATTATACTATTTATCAGTGTATTGCGCAAATCGGAATCAGGAACACATTGTTTCGCACTTTCCATGCACATAACAAAACCCTCCATAAAGTAAGCGATAACAGTATCGTGTTATTTTAATCTACAATACCCGTTAGGATCTTCACCGCTGGATTTGTCATATTTTACCATAATATAACAGAAAAAACAACACAGGAAATGTCGAACGGCATAAAATTTTGCATCCTGCGTTTATTATAGCATATATTTCCCAATTGTGTCTATGGGGAATAAACGAGGAGTTTTTGTTCCTGTGTCCAGATATTCATGATACAAGGAGGTCTTATTATGAAAAAGAGAGTTCTTGCGCTTGCCCTTTCCCTTGTGGTGGTTGTTTCGGTTTCGGCGTGTGATTCTTCGGAATCGTCTGCAAACGAACAAGGAGAGAATATTAGTTCAACCGATGTCGTGTCTAAATTCACCTTGCCGGTGGAAGAAGTAACGACACTTGGATTCAAATTCCTTGCTCCAAGTACATTGGAAACAAAAAAGTATGAAAATGGAGCTATTAATTATTTTTATTCTCCTGGAGAATATGAAACAATTACTATCGGAGTGTGCGAAAACAACTACGATGTCAAAAATGAAAAAGAATTTGTAAAGCACGTCAATGATTTAGGAAAAGATGACGGTTCTGGGTTTATTCCTCAAAATTTCAAAGTGATAACAACAGAAAAAAGAAAGAATTCAAACGGATTAACATTCTACTATTACGAAACATCACAGACAATAGGAGATGGGGAATTTTTGCAATGCGGCGGAACATTCCCAAACGGCGACACGTCTACATGCATTTTTATCGGTGGTGATAAAGATAAAATAGGGTATCTTATGAGTGACTATTTTGCAATGTTGGATTCTGTTGAGAAAGCATAAACAGTAATTTTGAGCGAGAAGGTAACTAATTAGAATCCCCCTGGTGCGGTAACACCAGGGGGACCTTCTAAATAGGGTGATATGAGATGCTCCACATCACCCTCCAATCATATCAGAATGGAGGAAGAAAAGCAACATGAAAAAGAAAATGCCAACCGCGACAAAGCTTCCAAGCGGCTCCTGGCGCTGCCTGGTGACCGTAAATGGCAAAAGGGTATCTATTACCGCTGACACACCAAGTGAGGCTCAGGCGAAAGCTATCGCCCTGAGAGCGGGCCTTATAGATAAGAAGAAGGAAAAGAGAGGGGTGAAAACACTTTCAGAGGCAATCGATGAATATATAGATCAGAAATTTAACGTATTGTCTCCAGCTACCGTTCGAGGGTACAACACAATCAAGAGGAACAGGTTCAAGACGATTATAAGCAGAAATATTTTTGATCTAAGCAAAGACGACGTTCAAAGAGCAATAAACGATGAAGTTAAGGTCGCTTCGGCTAAAACAATCAAAAACGCCTATGGGCTTGTTCGGACTGTCTTAGAGGCAAATGAAATTTATATCCGAGGAATTAAGCTCCCCCAAATCATAAAACCAAATAAAAAATATATTCAAGAGGAAGAAATATCAAAGTTATTAGAAGCGATCAAGGGTGACCAATGTGAAGCTGCCATTCTTCTCGCGTTGTGTACTGGTATGCGTAGATCCGAAATCATTGGACTGTGCTCAGACTGTATAAATGTAGAAGCTTGCACGGTAACTGTCCGGCGAAAGATGGTCCCAAATGATAAAAACAAAATGGTTTTAGTCGGTGGCGCCAAAAATGAAATGTCACAGAGAACTGTAATCTGTCCAAAGTTTGTTATGGATAAAATAGAACCATTGATTAAAGAAAATAAGACAACACCGATATTTAAGTTTCATCCTGATACGCTGCGAAAACATATTCATAAAGCCTGTGAAATCGCCGGGATAACAGATACGGCAACCCATGGGCTTAGGCATACAAACGCCGCATTGATGAAATATCTCGGCGTAGACGATGCCCATGCAATGCAGCGCGGCGGGTGGTCGAGCGAAGCAACTTATAAAAAAACCTACTCTTATGTATTCGAATCTGCGGCCAAAACAGGGGATGAAAGCATAAACAACTACTTTGACAGTCTTACAAACAGAGAAAAAATCGCACACGAAACTGCACACGAAATTCTAAAACACATTGATAAATAAGGAAAAATTAAATTTTTTCGGGATGGTTCAAATCCCTCCTTCTCCGCCAAAAGAAAAGCCTTGATCTTCAATGGATCAAGGCTTTTTCCTTTGTGTATCAAAGGTTTTTGCAAATCGAAATGAATTTAATGTGGTTCATTTTGGAGACACAAAAAAGCAATCAAACCCGAAAAAATGCACACGAAATGCACACGAAAAAATACCGTGTGTCCATTTTTAATGTTTCACGACATACTCATAATAGGAAGCCAGCTTGTCTTTTACTGCATCCTGGTCGTCAAGCCAAAAAGCTTTTGCAAAACTAATATATGCATCAATATTGTTTATTCCCAGCTTCTTAAAGACTTCGGACAAATCACTATAAGTTGCATTCATGGCAACCTGAAATTTAATGGGGTCCTCTCTTATTCCGTGCTTTTCCATGATGCTACGGATTTGTTCCATATTCCAGTGAGGCCCACGTGTCCCGTCACTGTTTTCCATTTTCCTCATCCACTCATGAGCAATGGATTCATTGAGTTCTGGAACAAACATTGAACGAGCACCGCCTACCAGATTGTTTTCTCCGTGCATTCTGTCTCCCTCTCTCTTACTCGGGAAATTTACAACTGAACCACCGTGCATGTTTGTTTCGTAGTTACGTTCAAATCCAATAGGACGGGTGTACGATCTATCGTCAGAATAATTCATGCCCATATAGTTATTCTGAGGTTCGTATCTCATGTCAGACCAGTCGCGCATTCTCTCAGAGTAATAAGGCGGGAGCCAATGACTGTTTACATCATAATCTCCCATTCTGCTTTGTGGTGCATAGCGGCCGTTGTCATAATGTTCACGCCCTCTACGATCTCGGAACTTATCTTCGGGACCATATTCCATTCGATATCCCCTATTATATTCCTGATCTCGTTTATTCCCTCCGGCCATCATGAGCATTTTAGTCGAACGTTTCATTCGTTTTACCTCCTTAAGCAGTGGGTGCGGGCGCTGCCCCGCCATCAATAATCAATAAATTGTTATCAGGAGAACAACAAGGATTTCCTATCATACGAAACGAACCGCCGGTCGGCGTGGTAGAAACACAGACAGAATAACGTGTACGGGTTCTAATGCCCGCCGCAGTTACTTGAGAACAGTTGCGCTTAGTCAGTGGATATAATTCGGTCCCAGAACCAATGGTAATATAGACAGGAGCATTAATAGTTGTTGCCGTAGGTATCGTTTGCGCGACAACAATGCAATACTTCTCCCTGTTTTTATAACTACCAGCCGGGAGGTTGATTTCAAGATTGCCGCCAGTGAATGCGACAGCCTGGGAAATTACTAAGTTATCGCAAAGCTTACATACAGGTTTGCAAGACATAATTTTACCTCCAAAAAAATCAAGGGCGGCAGACTATTGCCCGCCGCCCGAAGTAATCACGGCAAAGCCGGAATATAAAAGTGATTTCTTCTAATCAGTTTAGCACCCACAGCCACAACCGTTTCCGGTCCCGCAGAAGGGATAAGGCGCAGGAACCTGATATGCCGGGACCGGCATCGGATTGATACGACGGATCAGTTCAGAAGTCTGTGCATCCAATGTGGCCGTCAAATAGCTGTTCTGGCTGGCCTGGGATGCTGCTAACTTAAGAGCCTGATTCTCAGACTGGAGAGAATCAATCTTAGACTGAACCATGAAATCCATCAGACCGCGATAGTTTGCGTTCTGGTTGTCAATGATATCGCGGGTGCTATTCTGAATGGTATTTCTGGTATCGCATGCCTGAGTGGCCATGTCATAGCGAACACCCTGAATCGCATTCTGTGTCTGGCAGCAACAATCCTGGAGGTTATAGCCCAGCTGGCACATAGACTTGTCTACGCCACTGAAACCCTGAAGCATTGCAACATTGGTATTGTTGAATCCACCGGTAATTGCATTGTTCAGCGCATAGGTTGAATCACAAATACCCTGCTGGATGTTAGAAATACCACGCTCAACGCCATTAAAAGCAATTGCTTCATTCACATCTGCACGAGTGGCATAACCCTGGAACCCAGGGCTGTTAGAGCCGCCGCCAAAACCGCCCCAACCATTACCGCCCCAGATCATAGCCAAGATAATAATGGCCCACAGACCATCTCCCCAGCCGCCGAAGCCACTGTTGTTGCCGTTTCCGCTATCACTGCCAAGAGCGTAACCAGTTGCAAAATCATTATCCATTTGTTTTCTCCTTATCAGTTATTCACACCGGTGTGCACCCCGGATGCGTACAAAACACATCCAGTTTTTTTCAAGACCCGGAAACTGATAGGGAGTTTTTATTTATCTATTACTTGGGTTGTTTATACCAAGTTGTCTGGCAATGTCATTGATAGATACGCCACGTTCTTTGGCCATATTTTCTGCCATTGTTTTTAATTGCTGAGGATTCTTTCCTTGAATCATTTTTAATGCTTGAGCCACTTGTGGATTTTGCCCCGCCATTTTTTGAAGTAGTTGCATAGGGTCTCCACCGCCCCGCATTGTTTGCACAAGCATCATAAGAGGGTTATTCATTGGTGCTATCATTGTTCTTTCCCCCGCCTTGTTTTAACTGTTCTACTTCTTGTCTAAGCAAGTTTAATTCATCCCTTGTTGCAAATTGATTTGTTTGCTGGAGGGGCGGATCTTGTTCATATCGGAATGAAAGAAAATCTGAGGAGCCGGTATTCTGATTAAATCTTTTGATGTATACCATTCCATGGCCTAAATCTGGCATAATGGTGCCAGGGCTAAAATAATCAGTCTGGACAGCGACAGCTTCCTCTCTGCTTGTTACCGGACGACAGGTATATCCATTTTGTTGGGTTTGCATTGAAGGTTGCTGTGGCTGTTGTGGTATCTGTGACCCAATATAAGTTTGCGGGGACTGATATTGCATCTGCTGCCCTTGGGGATAAAATTGATAGGGATTGTATCCATAAACTCCAGCCATTCTTTTTCCCTCGCTCTTTTTTATTGACATTATCATATCAAAAAATGGATATCCGCCTGTCCAAATGAAATCCAAATTAAGGACAAATTAAATACAAAAAAACTGCGGGGAATCACTCCCCGCAGTAAAAAGATTGTTCTGTTTTCTCCCGGATGTGCCGAAGGGCATTGTTTATTGTCCCTCTTGAAACATCCATCTCTGCCGCAATGGATTCAATCTGCCATCCACGACGATAAAATAAATTAAATATGGCTTTTTCTCTATCTGTTAGCCACTCACATTTTTCCATAGAGTTTAGTTGCTCTATGCTGTAAATGTAACGAGACAGAGACAACCGCCCTCCTTTTACAGCAAGCCTAAGCGACCAAGGATAGCAATCATCTCATCTCTTTTAGCAGGGCGCTCCGGGCTTGTACCATCCACGATGCCATTTGCCGCAGCCTTTGCCCAATGTCCCTCCTGTTGGGACCAGGCGGGCTCAGACAGCGTCTTCGCGTGGAGCTCTGCTTTCTGCATGAGCTGGTAGGCTTGTTCGTTGGTCATTTCAGAGATCAACTTTGCAATATCCATGGGTTCATCCTCTCCTTCCAGCCGCCGGTTGACCTCGGCGGCAATCTCTCCGTGCCGATTGTATAGATAATCCCCCGGGCACGCCTTGGCGGCAAACCACCGGTGAACCGTCATATTCTGCTTGTCCACCTGGCCGATCAGGGATTTATCCCCTTTCCACAGTAGTTTCTTGATCCCATTTCTCCGGCAGATATCCGTCAATAGGTCCAGCAATGCGGCGTAGGCTCTGTCTGACACCGGCCAATCCGGCGCCCCGCCGTTGTTGGCTACCTCAATGGTAATGGCCCGGTGATCGTTGGAGGCGCTGGAAGTACACCAGGACCGGTTGGCCTCCTCCACATACAGGGCAATCCGTCCGTCGCTTCCAATCCCATAATTGCTGCTGGCTTTACGAGACGGGTCAGCAAACAATGCCCCGCAAGTCTCTACGCTGGCATTGCCTGCCATGCAGTGAACGGAAACGGTGTCGATTACGTGGTTGCGCCGCCCGGAATGGTTGGGGGATAATTTGGTGTAGGTCACAAGAGGGCTGTTACTCATCTTTATCTTCCCCTTTTCCGTTGGTCATCTCGTCCAGCATAGATTCTGGAATATCATCTTCTGGATGTACAACAGACAGAGGAGCATTCTTTTCTTCCATAGGAATCCCCCTTTTACTTAAAAAGGTCTGCCAGTGTCTTTGTCTTAGACTTCATGTAGGAACGCTGAATATCATTCCATTCGTCCATTTCCTTTTCCCAGCCGGTCCAGCCCTGCTGCTGCGCATACATGCGGGAGGCAATGTCTACGTCCACGCCCTCTTTCTCGCTGATAGCCTTGATTGCCATGCGATTCGCATAAAAACGATTTGCCATACAAATTCTCCTTCTTTGTCTTTAGTTTTTGTTTGCGGTTTCTTTCTCAACTTCCGGCAAGCCCTTGATACTAACCAGCAAGGACAGTATGCCGGACAGTATGGTGGCCGACAGAACCACCGGCCATTCCACCGCAGAAAGCACCGCTGCCGCCCCAATCGTGGCAATGGCGGTCTCTGCCATGGTCTTGATTGCACGGATTCCCGCCGCTTTCCACCAGGCTTTCCATTTCTCACTCATTCCCTTCACCCCCTCTCACAGCCCGATTTTTGCCAGCAGAAACGCAATCACTGCCGCGAAAACAGCCCAGATTGCTTTATCAGCCAACCCTTCCCACCGGCGTGCGGGCTTGATCTGGATCTCACTCACCTGGCTGAGTGCCGATGCGATTTTGGAAGACATTTCATCCAGCTTGTCCAGAATCTGAACATACTGTTCGTCCCGGCGTGCGCTCTCAGTTTCCAGGGCCCGGATGCGGTCATACATCTCCTTATGGGTCTGCCGGGCCGCATCCAAATGGCTGTTCAGAGACTTCTCCAACATGTTAGCCTTTTGCATCCCCAAGCATTCATTCCCGGGGTTAAAGGTACACTTGTCCATGGGCATAACAGCCCTCCTCTCTCTGTGTGGGATGGTTCGTCAGGGTTCCACTTCCTCCCAAAACTCCGGGCTTGTCTCCGGGGACCAGGTGTTGGTGTCAATCTTGCTGCGCCAGGTTTTGCCATCTGCGGTACAGCAATCCCCTTTGGCGTAGGGGGAAGTGGAGAGGGAGAGGAAGGGCAGCGCCTTGTCCGGGTCAGTGGACCAGACAAACCCCCACTGGGCGGGCAGCTCCTCCGACTCCTGGGGATAGATTTCACTGTCGTAGACCTGGAGGAGCCGAACCACCCGCCCGGCGCTGGACCGGCAGACAAAGCCATCTTTCTGGCCTGCCTTGCGCTCCAGCATGTTTTTGGCAGCCCTGGCCGCCTGGAAGTCTGGGATATACTCCTCCGCAGCACAGAGTTCCGTGCCGGTCATGGAGAGGGATTCTGCTTGCAAGTTGACTGCGGCAGATTTCCCCGCCCGGCGCAGGGTATCCAAAACAAACTCTTTTTCAGTCAACGTCATTCACTCCTTCTCGAATTGCTGCCGCCATAGCGCCCCAGGTGACGGGTTCCTCCGGCTCTTCCGGCGGGAGGTCGGGGTGGTCTGCTTCATAGGCGTCCAGCGCCTCCTGGTTGGTCTCCAGGCTTGTCACAGCACCGTCTTCCACAGTCAAGGTCACAAACCCCTTTGCCGCAAGATAGGGGCTCAGGAGATCGTCAGGTAGGGTCACACAGTTTGGGAAAGGTTGTCCCATGGGGTTGCCGTGGTTGCCGGTCTCGTTCGGACTTGAGTTGATGTAATACATTTGTGCTCACTCTCCCTCCAAAAATGCAACATACTTATAAGTTTTACCAGAGGAATTCGGGAATCGAGAATAATCACCTTTGGATAGGGTCAACTTCCCTCCAGACCAGGTTGCACTCCCCGTATAATTTGAAATTCCGCTGCTTCCAGTCGGCACAATCCAATTTGTATCAGTGAACATTGTGACGTCGACATTCAAAAAACCAATCAGCGGCCTATTTTTAAACGGAATTATCACGTTTTCTGTCCCTGTGCCAACGTATGAACCGTATTTGATGTATCCCAAAGAGGATCCACCAAAGTCCCCCAACACCCCCAGATACTCAATAGTGGTGCCTGCGGGGATGGCGGGGTAGCCGGTGACCTGTTGCATTTTATTGACAAGAAATCCATAATTATATGGATAACCGAGAGAGACTCCGTTTTCAAAGTAACTGACAATGGCATCATCGGGGATATAGACAAGGTTAGTTCCTTCACTTCCACCATTATCTTTTTCTCCACTCACAGTAATAAATTTACCTCTAATAGCACTTTGAATATTAATAACCCAGCTATCATTAGTGGCATTTGCGGTATAACTTTTTACATTTTCCTGTGTCAATGTCCCAGTATCGGAAACTTTAATTGTCTCGGAGTAATAATAATTGGACGCATTACCAGTCCACGCCGATGCAAACAGGTATCCACTCACCATATCCCCCAACACATACCCCGCCTCTTTCGCATCGTCTCCCTCCTGGTAGGCGTTGCGGTTGACAGAGGTTAGGTAGGTGACGTGGGTGCCAGGGGGAACGGCAGGGACTGCACGTACCTCTTGGTATTTGCTGGTATAAATTACTCCACCCAAATAGGTATCTGGTTCTCTACTTATAGTGGCATCGGAAGGAATGAAATAAACATTTCCTGGGCCTGTCTCAAATTCATTTTCACCACCAATAGTGGAAGAAGGATCGCAATAAAAAAAGTTACCCTTTAGATTATTTCCTTTTTGTACAGAAGAATCGTCTGAATTAAGACTGAGAGTTTGTTCCCCATTTATAGTTATTGTTCCATTGTCGTCGACTGTAATTGTTTTTCCGTAATGAAATGACGCTTGCGTCGACGGGGTTTGGGGATAAGTTAATGCTGCTTTTCCTTCTTCAGGCCCAAGAGAATATGTCGCAGGTATTTTTTCATCCGTTTTAACCGTCTTCCTCCACACATGGACGTTGCCGACGTTTGCAAGGACATTGAAAGCATCGTTAGGAGTTGAATTAGCTCCCGTAGAAAGGCCCAGCGTGGAGATCACCGTATCTGAGAGAAGGTTTGCTTTGTTTAGAGGGGTTCCCAGCTGGGTCCAACCATCCTTGTTGATCCCATTGAAATCTACGGGAAATGTCCCAGCAATCATGGCCTGCAAAAAGTCCTCATAGGTTGGATAGAGGGACAAGGCCTCCTCCACTGTCTTTAGGTATCGTGAATTCCCGTTCCCTTTCATAATGGCATCTTGCACTAAAACACACCCTTTCTTAAAATTCTCCGCACATGGCCTCTCCCGCCATGAGATAGGATTTATCCATCCATTGGAACATGGATTCTACTTGGACAAGGATCTTTTCCAAATTGTTCGCTTCCTGGAAGGTGAAACTCTGCATATCAGAGGGGGCTTCTGGAAGATCAGGTACAAAGGGGAAAGTCTCTCGAATCCGTTTAACATTAGAAACATATCCCTCAGATTGCTCTAATGTTGGCTTGTTCTCTTTCACCCAATAATCTCTGCCCGGTTCTGGATTGACTGGAACATACGGGTTTACATACCCACGGGTATATAAACTATCTGAAAGGAACTCGGCAGCCGTTGTAACCCGGTTCATATCAGTTTCGTTATATGCTCCCTTATAGCTTGTCTGTGCAAGCTGAATTAGTTCTTCTTCCGTCAGATCTTCTTTGGATAAGATCGTAAGAAGTTCCTCAATGTCCGCCTGGCTACGGTCTGTAATGAGCCGTATGACATAGAGGCGAAAAGAAGAGGACAGACCTGCTTTGTCTGTTGCGGTAACAGTGATGTAGTTCTCCCCCACGCGAAGAGGAACCGTGTGTGAAAACTGTCCGTGTTCATCAATAGTCGCTTCCTCCCCTCCCACAAGCAAGGTGACAGGAGATGTCGTCACATCCTTTGTTACCCCTTCTACCGTAATAGATTCATCGTCAACGATTTGCCTGTACTCATGCACAGTCAGCTCAGGAGGAACCGTGTCTACAATGTAAACCGAAGATAAACTGGCTTGATTCCCGTCGTTGTCCTGGATGGAGGTGGTCAAGCTGTGATTCCCTTCGCTCAGTTCATTTCGTGGAGTATAGGTGAACTGATACCCTTTCTCCGTGGCCTGCGTGGAAATATCTCCCTCGACCCCATCAATCAGCATAGACAGAGAGGATGGATCAATCCCGGAGCCGTTCTCCTCGTCAAATGCTTCTACAACAAAGGTCGGAACATTGGTTGTCAATATCCCTTCTGCCGGAGATAATAGCTGAATAGTCGGGGGGACTTCCTCTTGCACCGTCAACCGAAGCCCAGGGATATTCGTCCCATCCGTTGTGGTGGAAACTCCTTTGTCGTTCGTTGCAGTTATCTCTGTGTTGAAATATCCCCCTTCTTCATTGTGGGAGGTTTTGGCCGGAACAATGACAGTCTCATATTTCCTTGTCGTTTCATTAAATGTAAGAGTGTATTCCTGTCCATCGAACGTCGCTTTTACCGTAGTTATCGACATGAACTACACCTCCCCACTTTGAAACTCACCCGAAACTCTGATCTCTTCTTGCTCTATCGTCTGCACATCAAGTACGATCACTTGGAGCAATACAGAATCCCCGACATTTGCAGTCGCTGGCGTGAACGTCGCTGAGATCACAATAGGAGACCACTCTTCTGCCATTTAGATCACCCCCATTTTTTCACCACTCCACAATAATGCATCCAGGTTTCCCATCCTGTCCCGGGGTACCGTCTTTTGGGTAGGATGCAATATAAGTTTCTGTATAGCCATCCTCAGAGGTCCACTGTGCATACTTTCCGTTTCTCCCCTGTTCGCCTCCAGCGCCGCCAGAACCTTCCAAGGCTGTTATAGTCCCTCCATAGTCAGGGCCTTTCTGTGCATATACAGCGCCGCTCTGGATGTCCATAATGCCAACCGGATATGGTTTTCCATTTGCAGAAGTGTACACTCCAAAAGTAGTGTCTGTGCCAGGGGTGCCGGGTTCACCGTCGTCCCCACGGCTGCCATTGGTTTCTCCGCCTGCACCGCCTTTCCCGGCAGTTCCACAAGAATAGTCATATTGTTGGTTTGCTATCGCGGTTACCTCGGTAATAAACACATTCCCGCCATCTCCTCCAATGCCGCCAGCCGTGTCTTCTGGGTCAAAAGAATCGCCCCATAGGATATTCCCTGCACCCCCTCCCATACCACCGGCCCCTCCCCCTATCAATGTAACGCGGAATTTCCCAGCCTCTTCCTTTACAAATGTTCCAGAACCTGTCAGAACTGTTTTGTTTGAGTATGCAGAATCATTGGGAGATTGAACGAGATAAGAGGGCATGTTTACCATAACGCCATCTGCCAGGGAGAGCTGTTGCTTATACAATCGAGCAGAGATAGTGGTGAAAAATTGAGTGTCTACACTCTGGATATCTCCGCATTCACTGGACGGATTTCCTCTATGCTGTACTTCGAACGAACGTCCACCATACTCAAACAGGCAGGAAATAACCGCTTTTCTCGCATCATCCGTCGTATGAATAAATGGGTTATCTACGCTTAAAGATATCTCGGATTCGGTGTTATTCCCTGGAAATACCACTTCTTCTCCATCATCCAACGTAAATGTAATGTCCGAAATATCATCATTTGCAGACATTTCAGGATAGGAGTTCATATTGTCTAAGGTAATCCTATTTCCCTCAATTCTTTGTAATTTCCCTACTCTCAATTTCCCGGTCTCAAAATCTTGTCTGGGCCAAGTATTTGTTGCCATGCATGCGAAACGAAGCATTTCACCGCATTTTTTCCCTGTACATTCTTCTTCTGCTGCTGTAATGGGGATATCCTTTACATCATCATCTACGATATAATTTTTCTGAAAGTTAACGCCAAGAGAAAGCATAATCGCCTCAATCCACCCAGAAAGCGTTGTGGGAAGTGTATCAGGGACAACAAATTTCCTTTTCGTCAGCGCCCCAATAATATCCAGAAGATCAAATTGTACAGTTAAATCCTTGAGTTTCCACCCGGCGGATTGCTGATAATACGTTCCTGCGGGCAACCATTCAATAGTTCCATCTTCCAACCGCATTCCAAAATCAACAATGATTCTTTGACGATCTTCAATGGATGTGAAGAGCGTATTCGGAGCATAAGGGTCAAATCTGTGGTTTTCGTTGTACAAAACAACTGTGCAAGTAGAATATGGAATGGACAATCCAGAGAATGTAACCTCAGAATATGTTTCAACTGATTTTAGAATGGACCTGTCCCAAATTTCATATAGGCCGACCATCAGCCGGGGGATTCTAACCCGTCGACCACCAAGGCTCCATTTCTTAATGGTAACGCGAATTTTTGTAGGGTTTTGAACGGTAAAGCCATCCAAAACAGTCAACGTACTTTTGTTCCCTGTTTTTGTGTCTGACCAAAGAAGGGTATCGCCGCTGTAAATATCCAACGTAAATTCTGTTCCAATTCCATTGAATTCTTTTTCACTGAACCGGAAAGAGAATGCTTGCAATATACTTAGGTTTTGAATTTCAAACTCAATATAAGGATATGGTTCAGAAAAGACGCCGAAAGAATCACATAGAGATTCAGATACCCAACCAACTTGTCCTATCTGATCCATTGGGTCATCTGGTCGGATATTGAAAGTTCCGTCCAGAATCCATCTGTTAGGCTCCAAGGTCGCTATATTCTGTTCGCTCTCTGTTGTGCCACGGTTTGTTACCTGATCTGTTAAGGAAATATCACTCTCATCATTTGTTGTTATGTTTGTTATGATCATATCTGGGTCATATAGGTCAAACACAACTCGCACAAATTGTCGCCTTGAATCAGATATAACCGCTTTTTCATAGGCTTCACTGTGATCAATCATGGCCATCAATCTCCTCAAAGGTCAGTTTGTATGCTGCCCATTCAGGTCCGTTATCTCTCCAACGTGTAAGGGAAGGAGATGGAGGCTCCATCAAGTGAAACCACCCTTGTACCAACTCTGTGCCACCTGTGGATGGGAGAAAGAACAACTGATGCCGACGTGATGCCTTGAATACAGTATTGAGACGGGACATTGTTTCATAGTCGATGGATGAAAAGTTGACTTCTACCACCCATATAGTGGCACGGATTTCTTCCACTCTTCTGCCGGATATCATCCGCTCAGATACGCCAAGTTCTTCCTCATAGGCGGTGTAATCCCCTTCTTCCAAGTCTTCAATTTCAATTCCGTCAATTGACAAAAACATATTTTCCATTTAATCACTCACAATTCTGGGGGACTGATCCTCTACTGCACGAATATCATTAACAATTGCTCTTGCAAATGCTTTCCCGTTGACATTCAGAACAATTTCCCTGTCTCCCCGTGGTGCACTGGCAAAAGACACAGCGTTTGCTACCCTGTACGCGCTTCCGTTACTCTCTACCTGCTTGGCTTCCATGGCGTTATCCGTGCTGCGTGTGAGGCGGTAGGAAGCACTCCCAGCACTCACAGTGACCGTTTCACGAAGCCTTGCCGCAGCGTTTATCCGGTTAATTTCCGCGATAATACCATCGGCAACTTTCTTCGCTGCGGCAATTGCGGTAGAACCTTCCTCCTGTACACCAACGGCAAGGGATGTCATAGCATCCTCTCCCGCCGCTTTTAACTCATCAGGCATTTTGTCTACGAATTCTTGGTTAAGAGATTCAAACTCATCCTGATAAATCTGTGCCGCAATATTCTTTGCCGCTTCCGCCCGTTTCTGGTATGCCTCCATATAGGCAGTATATTGATCGTCATTCAGGCTTAACAGTTTCTCCGCGAAGGCCGTTGCCTCATCCATCTCCATTTGAAGAATTTCGGAATAGAGGCCAGCATCAACCCCTTTTTCCTGAAGGGCAAGCATTGCATTTCCGTATCGTTCAATCTCTTGAATATCCTTATCCAGGTTCAGAAGACGGGTTTCTCCCTTATAATCTGTTTCGAAAAGATTATCTCCAGACAATTTAGAAGCCAGGGAATCACGATCACTTTTCAGGTCATCCAAAGCACTTTGATACTCATCTTCCATCTCCTCAAGAGCATCAATGGCACTCTGCAATTCTTCCTTCTGTGCCTCTTCCTGCTTTTTTAGCTGTTTCTCATTCCAATCTTCTTTGAGCTCGGCTATCTCGTCCAAGATATCCTGTCGTTCATCAACTTCTGCCTCTTCCAGCCGTTCATACTTTTCTGCCAGACTTTTTTCATAGTCCGCGAGCTCCTTTTCATCTGCCCGCTTCTGTGCTGCGGCCTCAATCTCCGCAATCTTGTCATAAAGTTTAGAAGTTTCTTTTAAGACAACATCAGCAAGTTTTTCAGCCGCTGCTTGTGCGTTTTTTGCCTTGTCATTTAATCCAAGTACCAAACCGGCAACAGATTGCTCGCCAATCCAGCGAAATGCCTTAGAGGGAGAGTGGATATCCAACGCGCTTTTAGCTGCGGCAAGTGCGCTCTTTGCCATATTGGATGCAGCACTGATTGCTTGGCTTGCCCCTGCATTGATACCCGCAGCAACACCGGAAGCAATGGCCAGTCCAACACTTTTCGCAGCCCCAGAGGCACCAGTTGCGGAAGAAAGCACCGAAGTAGTCACAAGATTATTCAGCGCAGAAACAACATCAGGCGTCCCAGAGGATATCCCAGAAGATATTTTATCAACGATCCCGGTACTAATCAGAGTAGCAGAAGCTGTTGCACCTAACGCTGATTGAACGCCAGTGTCAATTAGCCCAGAGAATGCTGTGGTGAGCATGCCGCCAGATGCAGTGAGGCCATTTGCCGCAGAGTTTACAGCTGTTTCACCAACTGTTCCTGCCCCAGATGCAGCGGAATCACCAGCGGAGATTGTGTCTCCCACCACCCCTTTCATGGTAGATGGCATAGAAGATGCTGATATCTTGAGAGAGCCATCCGCATTCGTGCCAATCGTATACCCTACTTGTTGCCCACCAGATGCCGCTGCGCCTTGAGCGCCAGAAGTAGCATTGTCGACCGCGGTTTTAGTCGATTGCTCCATTTCGGCTTCCGTTGATGGCATGCGGCTTGAGTATCCGTCACCGAATTCTGCTGCTGTTTCGCCTCCATTTTGGGTTGCTGTCTGCTTCCCCGCTTCGCCCGCTTGATCTGCGACTTGCTTAGTTGCGTCCGAGACCGCTTGTCCATTTGATATAATTCCAGACGCCATTAAAAAATCATATATTTGCCCAGAATTTAAAAATGGTGTTCCATTTGTCGCCGCATATTGCGCTGCTTGATCTACTATTTTTTGAATGCTTTCTGGTAAAACATAGGAATACTCATTTGCCCCATTGGCGATTTCTGTCGGTATGTATCCACCAGCCTCACGAAAAACACCAACTTGCTCTTGCATAGCGGCTTGGGCTTGCTCAATTAGGCCAACCATGTTAGCCTGCACAGATGGAGACATTTCGGTCCAAGAAGCGGCAGCGTCCGCAATTAACTGTTGATATAGTACAATTGCATTCCCAACAGCCGTTTCAACTTCTGCAATATTGCTTCCGTTGAACTCTACAAATCCATCGGAAAGGCGCTGGATAGCTGAATTGAGTTCATCCATGTTCTGTGCGGCTCCAACAGCTTCAAAATCGTTTATTGTCTGTTGGTAGTCCAGGGCAGAATTTTTGGCGTCCTCATAAGCCCTTTCAGTCTGTCTGACTTTATCCTCTGCCGCTGATATCTCCGCCAGTGACCGTTCATCTCCCCTGCTGTTTGCTTGTACCTCAGCAAGATTCCGTCTGGCCTCTGCGAGGTTATCCACAGCCTGGGTCAAGTTTTTATTGGCCTCTATTTGCCCGGTTAAAGCATTGCTATACTCCTCCTGCATAGCATCCAAGGTCATTTCTTTTTTCTTGGCAAAAATCAGTTGGTCAATGGAATCCGCTACTTCTATGTAGACGCCAGCCTCATCTTTTGCTAAAGAAATTGCGTTGGGAATGACGCTGTTAATTTGTTCCGCAAGGAATTGGGCTCTCTGTTCATACCCATCTTTTACTTTCCCATTGGCATCAATCAAACCTTGGAGCTCAGAAATATAATCTTCAGTTGCTCCAATTTCTGCATTTACACTGGAAAGGTTAGATTCTCTTGTTTGGGCAAGCTCTTCCTGCTGTTGCTTCTGTGCTTCCAGATCATCATTTAACTCTTTGATGCTGTCAGACAGTTGCGCTTGGCTATCCGATGCGTCATCAGTTACTGCGTTGTAAATAACGAATGCGCCGGCAATAGCCGTGACCGCAGCGAGAGCAGCCCCCCAGGGAGTTAATGCCATTACCGCATTGTAGGCCGTTTGAATGGCCGTCCCAGCCTTGGTGACCATACTAAGCGCCTTTACTGCTTCAGCGCCTGCTTTAACCCCTGTAACAAATTTGGAAATATCGCTGATAAGTAGCGCAGCCTTAAATACTCCAATTGAAACTGCCGCAGAGGCAAGAATAGCGACAAAAGTTTTAACCGCATTGACAGCCTGGGTAAAATCAAAGTTTCGGATAAACTCCAACGCTGCGTCCGCAATGTCAGACAACGCCGGTTTGATTTGCTCGTAGATAGAGATGGCAAGATTTTGGGCCTCAGTCTTGACCATCTGTGTCTTGTGCTCCAGCGTATCAGCCATTGTGCTGTACGCTTTCTCTGTGGTACCTGCGCTATTCTGTAACTTCTCCAGGTTGTCATTAAAGGTGTCAAGGCCCTGGGACACAATAGCGTTTGCAGCTTTGCCAGCTTCGGCGCTCCCCCAAAGATTCATAAGGGCTTCGGCGCTGCCATCAACATGATCAGAAAGAACCTCAATCACATCGCCAAGGCTCTTTCCTTCCTTCATTAAGGTGCCAAAACTCTTTCCGGTTTCTTTCTTGAGGATCTTCCCAACTTCGCTGCCGGTGTCGCCAAGCTCATTCAGCATGGAAGAAATATAGGTTGTGGATTCTTCTGTGCTGATACCTGCCTTTGTTAGGCTGACATAGGCAGATTCAAGGTTGCCCAGATTGACATTATAGGCGGAAGCTGTACTAATCGCTTTGCCCATTGCGCTGGCAAGCTGGTCAATCGTAGTAACACCAAGGTTTTGCGTCTGAATCAGGCTGTCCGAAATTGATTCAGCATCGGAAGCACTCATCCCATACGCATTGATGGTGGTTGTGAGGACAGAAAGCGCAGATTCTGCATCTGTGAATCCTGCTGTGGCAAGTCGGGTTGCATCCCCAACGAGCGAAACCGCGTTTGCAGTATCTCCAGTTGCGGAAATGGCGTTGTAAACCGCCCCAGACAATTCACTTGCGGATACCCCCATCTCCGAAGACAAGTTCTGGATAGAGCTTTTCATGTCTTCGACGGACATCTGTGAAGTGTCCATGATGGTTTCAACCTGGGCAAAAGAAGATTCAAACTCTGCCCCGATCTTGCTTATCGCGACAAGTGCTCCAGCGGACGCAGTTGCGACAGCGGCAAGGGCTTTTACGATCCCATTCAATGCTGTTGTTGCAACAGAATTTAGTTTTTGATAATCCTTTGTAGTAAGTTGTGCATTTTTTTGAATTCCAGAAAACGATTTTTTTGCCTGACTTGCTGCCTTCCCAGCAGCTTTGTCTAAATCTGAAAGAAATTCTTGATAGTCACCATTAATTTCAATGGTTACAGAACCATCTGCCGCCATGGGTTACACCACCTTCTCAGTGGGCCCATCGGCATCTCTGGCACTACTTGGACCGTTCTATTTTAATTTCAAACCAGCGCCCACAATTTCTACCTTTGCAACGTAGAAACAACCCTTCACAAGAAGCGTTTTCACTTCGTAACACTGGCATTTCGTACCCGCACATAGGGCATCTGATTTTAGTTAGACCCTTTTTCCACATGCTTCTGGGCCTCCTGATACCGTTTCCGCACCTTTTCGATCAAGGCAGCGTCTCTCTCTTCGACAGTCTGCACTTCTCTCCTTCGATCATCCTTAATCGCATAGAGAGCCCTCATTTTTTTATAGTGTTTCTTTTCCTCTTTACTCATTTTGGAAATGTCGGCTGTGCGGTATCGTATGCGCTGCATGAAAAGCGTTTCGGAGGGAAGATTAAATAAGAGACGACGAAAAGCCCACCAGTGCAAATCATCCTTAGATAGGTCTATCCCATACGCTGACAGAAAGGAGGCAAGGATTGCTTCTGAATCAATTTCAAAGTCATATACCCTGCCTCCTTTCTTTTTTGCTTGTTCTTGTGTTGCCTCTTTGCTTTCTTCCCCACGAAAGAACCACAACATTGCGTCGAACGCTGCGGATATATTGGAAGGAATCCCGCTCGGGTAAAACAAATTCAAAAGACCTACAACATCTGGATTTTCTTCTTTCAGAATCTCAAGTTCGATAGAAATCCCGACGCGAAAACTTGGATTGATCGGGAAGAATTGCCCATCTACATCTACGCTGGTGGGGAATCCGTTAAATGGATTCTCTCTCACGATCTTTTACTCTCTGTTCAGCTTCGGCACGCAGCTTTGCCCGTTTTTCTGCTCTCAACTGGGAATCATCCATGATAGAGGGAGAAGAAGGCGGATTGAAATCTACCTTCATAGAGCTTACAGTTGCGGATACTTCTTCGCAAAACTTGGCATAAGCATTGATGATGTCTCTCGCGTTTACATTGTCGCCGAAACACTTCTTGCTCGTCCCTTCGCCACAAAGCACGTCAAAGAAATCCATAAATGCATTGCACATCATTCTGATTGCCTTAATGCCATTTTTGGCGGGATCTTCCTGAATCATTTCTTTCACACGTTTTCCAACTTCAGCGATCTCTGTCACACCATTGGTATATAATTCCAAGTTGACGAGATCGAAAGTATCATACTGAATCTCAACGCCGTTGATATTGTAGGTCTCCATAATTTATCCTCCTGTCAGTTAAACACCGGAATCGTCAGAATATGTGTAGGCAGCGGGAGCAGAGGTCGCCATAATATCAATGTCAATTTCCGAAGATGCACCGGCATCCCCGGACCCATCAGAGTTCACAATGATAGATGCTGTCCCCTTTTCTCCTTCTCCTGTCAATAGAGAGAAATACACATAAGGTTTAACTACTTTCTGGCCGGTACCGAACTTAATTGCATGAGACAACACAAAATCCTGGAATTCATCTCCAAAGATACGGTCACCAGTAACATTGAATGTACGCTGAGTAGATGTTTTGGTAGATACCGCACCCTGTCGGATATACGCTTTTTCATCTGTTTCGGGATTCAACTGACTATCCACCGATGCAATACCGGACTGAACTACGATATAATTAGCTACTTTTCCGGCTGATTCTTCCGCGATATCTACGGCAAGAACAAAATCGTCATTTGTTGCAACCCCCGCAAACTCAGCGGAAGGGGTGTAATCAGCCATCAGAGCGGAAAGTTTCATAATATTTCCTCCTAATAAATAAATTTCGGCTCGTCGGCTCACGAAAAAATTTTATTCAGATGTGTAATCCATCGTCATAATAATTTGGTGATCTTCTGTTCCATCCTCATATCGGTTAAATAAAACGGAATCAGGATCACTTTCGCTTCGAGAAAATTTGACAACCTTTTTCCCGTCCTCTAATTGAGGCATTGTTCCATTGTTGATAATCCAGTCTGCAAAGCTTTCTAAGGTTTCATCAGCAGTAAGACGCTTGTTATTGCTATTCCCAGGAATAACACGGTAAATGATCTTGAATGTATATCTTGCTTGATATGCACCACGAACATATTTCCTAACCATAAATGTGCCCTGGGGCGTGGACAATGACATACCTTCGGCATCATCAGGAACATAAGTGAAGTTGATCACCCCAACGGGCTTGTCTGGCCAAGTATTGAGCCAAGAAAGCAATGATCTTGAAATAGATTCTTGCTCTTTATTCGATATTTTTTGTCCCATAGATACCTCACTTAAAGGACTTTTTATATGCCTCTTCCCACCTGGGCATGAACTCTGCCTTTGCCGGTTCAATCCAATGTGGTTGAGCAGAGGACCTTGTAAATACCAAAGATTTTCCTGATGGAACCTTCCGAACTCCGGTGCGGGATCTCCACGTCCCATCGGGAAGGCGGAATCCCGCAGATCCTGTTTGAGGGTCTACGTAAACAATTCCTTCCCAGAGATAATGGGCATAAGGACCAGGATAGATAATTTCATCATCTAAAATCCTTGTGCGGGCAGCTAAAGTGCCATTCAACCAAGGTAGGAATTTGCTCTCTGTATCTTTCGCTACATTTTTTGTAAGTTCTTTGTTTGCTCTATCAAGTTTTGCTTTGATCTTGTCGATATCAATATCAACATGGATAACGACACTTGCCATTAAGCGCCACCAACTTCCCAATGCTGCATCGAAGGAGAGCCAAAATCTTTTGTATCCACTTTGGTGATCCTGTGAACATTATCGTAAATCCGATTCATCCACTGAAAGTCCTTCCCTTGCTCAACGATTTCTCCCTTAACAAAGAAAGTAGTTGAGCTTTGCATAGAATCCGTGTCAAGGGTCCACAAATTGCTTTTATCTTCGGCAGCTTCATATTGCTTTGGGGTTGCAAATCTTTTAGGAAAACCTGTAATCCCATCAATAGCGTTTACATTAAATGGAATAAATAGGTTGACGACGTCTGCACCTTCCAGCCCACTTTCTCTCACATTGGCGGCATGAGCAGCATCAAAGAACACACCCCGCAAAATGGTAATGTTATAAACAGATTCGAAAGTGACTTCATCTTCTGTTATTGTGTAAACAGTTATAGAGTGTGGGGCGTACATGGAAAGCACCTCCCACCGCGATAGAGCAAGCCAGTTCTTCCAAGATATCTGGATACAATGGAAGACATCTCAACTATAGAGTTCTTCGCTAATTCTGCCGAACTTCGGTAACTCACAGAGTAACTACCAACCGTCTCACTGGACTTCTCTCCGGTTTCGCTTATAGATGATTCTTGCGCTTTCTCAATAACCTTGTACTGCTCAGAAAGAGCACAGCAAGCGTCCTTTATTTCCAGCATAGACGCATTCTCAGAGGCTTTTCCGACTGTGATGTAGTCCAGATATTCACTTGCCCGCTTTGCCAGCATTGGGAACTCAGATTCTGGAATCAACGTCCCAAGGTAGGTTTCTTTGTAATATGTATAATCCGCATATACCATAAGAAACCTCCTTTATTTTCCCGACTTTCTGGACGCCTTTGGCTTAGGGTCAAACGTAGCTTTTTTAAAGTTGAATATTACAGCACTTTGCTCATCAACTAAAACCTCAAAAGTATCATTTTCTTCAACGCGGAAAATAATATCTGCATCAAAAGGAATGTCCTGTTTGGTTGGCGTTCCATTCTTTTTGAACGTCATTACACTTCCGGTTTTTGTCAGATGAAACGGGAAATAATACCCGCTCTGCTCTTCTGGGGCGCTGCTGAATTCCGTATAATCAGGAACATAGTGGAATGTCCCGACTACGGAACCATCTTTCTTAACCTTCAAATCATCACCTACAAGCTCTGAGACTTGTTTCCCCAATAGGGTCTGACTGCTGGGGAAGAGCGTTAAGATGTCAGACCCGATCATTCCCCCGCCGGTGCATAAATAGCAAAGGGAAATGCCTTTGTATTTTCAACATTATAGGCGTTGATCGGGTTGGGGATTTCCCAGCCCAACCGCATAACGGCACGAAGCGCCACCATGTCGTTCTGCATCAAGTTATAGAGAATATTCCCCGTGGATGGATCTTGTACCACGCCGCTGTCGAAAATCTTGAAGGTCATGTCCTGTCGGATGGAATAAACCAGCTGGCTCCAGTCACCCACGATGGCAAGGGTCTCCTCCGGGTCATAAGCACCGTTCACGGGAAAATACATGTTCATTCCGTCCAATGCGTAGCGGGTATCGCCCTGCATATCGGTCTTAAAGATAGGCTGACCGTTCTTGTCCACCAGGCCACGCAGCTTGGCGCGCATCTGAATAGCAGCCATCACGCCGTTGGGGATATAGCCGCTTTCCTCCACCTTTGCGATCACGCCATCCTCCCCCATGATGTCCTTGAAAATGTCGCTGGTGGCTGTCACAACTGCACTTGCGGTAGTAGCTGAAGGGACGAGTCCCTCACGCCAAGAGGTGGGCTTATCCGTACCATAAAGGATGGCAGCATCGATAACCTTACCAAACGCCTCTTGGAGGCGGGGACGAACCTCGCCCCAAATGTCATAATCACTGTCGTCTAATACCGCCTCGGGAATGGGGACGATAACGGCGATCTCCTCGGCGTAAATTTTCTTCTTGTCCCAGGCCATGTTGGTGGTCTTTTTCAGAGAAGACTTGGAATCGGATGCGCCAGTGGTCGCCTCTCCGTTCACAAAGTAGGCGGTGGGCAAAGCATCCAGCACATTAAGAATCTGCGTTTTGCTGGTCATATTGGGTAGCCGCCGGGCCATCCGAAGCACGGCAGATTCCGTAACAGCGCCCTGGATAATCTCGCGGGTCACAGGCTCAGGGATAAGCCCGGAAAGTTTACTTCTGTCAATAATATCGGCCATCGATAGGCTCCTTTCTTATTTGAGTGCGCCCCGTATAAGGGCGTTCATTACGTCATTTTCTCCTGTTTGGGGCTTTCCTCCGCCCAAAGGGGCGGTCCAGTCAAAGGTGGTCTTCTTGCGGTCAGCGGTGAGTGCGTCCACGGCCTGCTCGAAGGTAGTCTTATCGTCTACCATCTTCCCGGCCTTAAATGCAATAAATTCTGCCTCTTCCCCACTAAGACCCTTTTTAAGTACATACAAATCTCTTTTGAGCTGGTCTCTTTCGTTTTCTGCTGCGGTCAGCTTCCCGGAAAGAACCTCTCTCTCCCCGGTCAACCGTTCCCACTTATCCCTTTCAGACTGCTGATTTTCTTTCCATGTCCGGAACGCATTTAACTCAGCTTCATCTGGGATACCCTTTGTTGCCTTTGCTACCGCTCTTGCTTTTTCTTTACTGATAAGCGCGTCAACTTCGGCCTGAGTAAAGGTCACCTCACCACCTGTCCCCGGTGTCGGGTCCTGTACAACAGGATTGTTAATAGGTTCAGCCATTTTACAAACCTCCGTTTTTTGTTTTTGGCCCGTCGGCCACCGTTTAACGCCCGTCGGCATAAAAAACGAGCCATTAACTACCAAATATGGTAGTCAATGGCTCAATGGCTCTCGATCAGTTATATTTGATTTCTCCAGACCAATTACATCTGGTCCCATCCTGTCTTTTTTGTTTGCACATAACATATACGCCGCGTGCCCCAGGTTTTACTGGATGGATTTTTTTCCCGCAATTTGGGCAACAAAACCATGTTTTCCCATTTATCTCCTTAATCAATATGTAACCGCCGCCCTTTCGTATTGTGTTGGAAGTCCAGCTTTTTTGCTGAACGCATCATAATATTTCCGAAGCCTTTTAATTCGAATATTTACAGCTTGCGCGTCCTCTGAAAGCGCCGCAGCTTCATACGCCTTAGCTTCTCTTCGTAGTTTTCTAAGCGTTCTTTCCACTCTCCGCTGCTCCTGACTTGCTTCATATTGATTATATTCTTTCCCTTGATAAACGAAGGGCGGTTTATCTATCTTATTTAAGTCCTCATCTGTATAGGTTCGATAAGATACTCCTTCTATATACGGATAATATCTGTGGCGGCAATTCCACCCTCCGAGACCGGCACCCTGTCCAAAACCTGTTGTCAACTCAAAGTCTTTATACTTTCCTTTTGAGGTTTTCGGCTTCTTTGACCAACGATATACTTTCCCTTGCCATGACGCATGGTTCTCAATCCCATACCCGGTGTTTCTTGCACCTGCATGAGCTGTTACCTCTACGAGATCGGTCTCCAAGTCATCTTGCAATGTTTCCATATAAACTGTATTCATTCGGTTTATGCTTGACATTACCGCCCGCCGGACGGACACATCTACTTGATCTCTATGTCCACTTTCCCAGTCAACCGTTTTTAGGCCGCTGTCCGCCAGACCTTTCACAGCTTTCCTAATAGCCGAGTTATAATCAATCGCACCAGACATAATCTCAAGTTCCGCCTGGTCTAACGCCCATTGATATGCCTCCAACGCAGACATGACTTTTTGGGAATTGCTCATCCCAACAAACCCCATCGAACGAGTGATGTTCCTATATTCTGAAAGAGCTTGCTTTCTAATCGCCTCAACATCCACGTCGTTAATCATTAACTTTGGCGTTGTAATCGCTGCGATTGTCAACATTTCCTTCGCATAATTTTGATATCTTGAAATTACATCATCAAGTAGTTTATTTAACTCTTTCTCTCCAATCTCAGTTACAGAAGATATTGCTTCTTCAATTTCTTTTAGATCAATTCCATGGCTCCTTAATGCTCTGATTGCTTCAACTGTTACCTCATTAAGTTCTCCTGCTTTTTTTAGCCTTTTACATATCTCAATAAGAAGTGTATCTTCGAGCCCCCTAAACAGCTTTGCGAGCGGTTCTGGCATTGAATCTAAAACTTCTGGAGTGAAAGGATATCTCGGCATTACTCCACCTCATCCTGTTCCTCGTCAGTCATATCTTCCATGCGTGGCAGCATCTTTTTAGCGGTCTTTTCATCTTCATTATACCACTTCATACGATATTCCCAGTCATTCATGATTCCGGCAGCCAAGTCTTGCCGATCATTGTTACGCTCAGTTGTCTTGTCCTCAATGATGGAATCATCAAAATCAATAGTAACTTTTGCATCCTCGTTCAACCCCGCATCCATAGCTATGTTGCCCAATCGCAAAATGATCCGACACAATTCCCTGATAGCCTGCTCTAAAATAATTTCATGCTTTTTTATCGTTCGAAACATAGTGCTATTTTCACTAATAACTTGAGTTGCCGTTGTAAGATTCCCTCCGTCAAAACGGTAATAGGTTTCTCCGAATCCGCACTTGCTTGACAAAAGATTTAGTTGAGTTTGGATGCCTGTCGTATGTTCATTGGTCCGCAAAGTCATATCAATTTGGGTAATCACTGCACCATCGTCTGAAATGTCTTCGGGAAGTACATAAAAAGACAAATCATCAGGGTCAAAAACCGGTTCCCCATCTATATATTTTGTCGCTGCCGGTTTCACCATGATTCTCTTTTTGCCAAGGATGAACTCATTCACGTAACTGTCAAATGCAACGTCTACACCCTTTAAGTTATCAATAGCGTTCGCATACACCGGAATACCAAGCGGAATAGAATAGTCTAAATTGTTTGCAATGTTGGGTCGATCAATAACAAATTGTCGCTTTCCAGAACCGGTGTGAACAACAGGTGGAACCGTCTCGAAACCAGAGACAGAAGACAGAGATACTTCTTTATCTACATTTCCATTCCTATATAGATAAATCCGATTTTCTATGTCATAAAATCCATTGACTTTATGATGAATTTGCAGGTAACAGTAATCTTCCCCATCAACCGTGACAATACTATCAAACGCGCATTCTATGATAACCCCGTTTTGCCAAGACAGCGGCCAAATATGTTCTACAGTCACATAATCAATGATTATCCCAGCTGCACTTCCTGGAATAGGACCTTTTTCCGTTGCCTTCATGCCAACAACACGTGGGATAAACGCTACCGTTCCAAGGGCAAAAGCGAATTCCTGCATTTCATTGGATTTTACCCTAAAGTTGTTCCCTTCAAAAACTCGATCAATAAACGCCTGTTCCTTAGACCCCTCCAGCGTAATTTCCACCCGCTCATTCATGAGCAAGTTTGCCCAATCTTCTGATACCTTCTTCCCCATATTGAGGGAATATCTCTTGCACCGGACGATACCGCTTCCGTTTCGTATTTTATATCGATGGAACCCCTTCACATCTCCCTCGTGCCAACTTTTCCATTCTTGCACTTTGGAATAAAAACTCTCATTGATCGTTGTGAAACCTAATTCTTTTAACTTGTCTGCAATGGTCATTCTTTCACCTCATAACCGGAAAATGCCGGACCATAATCGTATTACAAAAGTACCTTATGTCATCCATTGCATGATCATCTTCTTTAATTACTTTGTCTACCGTAGAATCTTCATCCCAACGATATAATCTAAACTCTCGGATAGCATCTTTGCAACTACGATGTATTTTGAGACGACCATCTTTCAAATAAACCGATGTTCTTCTAATTCCATCCATAACATCGTTATTTGCTTTTACCACTTGGAATTCTCCGTGGCGAAAAATTGTCGTAATGAATGAGGCGGCAGAAGGATCAACTATAACGTAATCCACATTATATCCCTTCGCTAAATCTCGTAATGCCTGATAATACTCTTCGTCTGTTTTTTGTATGTTGGTTCTTCGTCCGCTGTGATAGTATTCTTTGATCCGAACCGCCCCTTGTTTTGTCACGCACCACAGCCCAGCGGAGAAAGGATTCAGCGTGCCATAATCTACGGAAATATAATATCGACCTGATGCAGGCTCTTCATCCACCACACAATGCTCTCCAAAATGCGGATATACCAGCCCCTCCGCCGGAATCCACAACCCTCTAATGAACCGATCATAAAACACGCCGGAAAACATGGATTCATACTGCTCAATGACCTTCTCCGTCAGCCCTGGGTTATCTCGCATGGTAAAGTGAAGATACAGTGCATTTCTTTTATCATGCTTCTTAATCCATTCCAAATAAAACCAATGCTGCGGACTTTCTGGGTTGCAGGAGAACCATTTCTTGTTTCCATCTACAGAACAACGCGCCAGGGCCTGTTCCACGAAGGAACGGGGCATAAGCGCAACCTCATCCAATAGAACACCTGCCAGCGTTCGCCCTTGGATCAGTGCTGCGCTGCTTTCATCCTTGCCGCCAAACACCTCAAACCAATTTGTCGTAGTTCCCCGGCGCACCTCAAGGATCTTCTCTGATCGGCGCCAACGCATGGTATACTTTTCTTTTGCCAGCGTCATAGCTGTGAAAGGGACAATAATATTCTTTGAGCATGAATCAACGGTTTTCCCACAAATACCAAACCGCTGACCAGAGAAGTTTTCCATGGCCCAGCGAACAAACGCCCACATCATGATAGAGGTTTTGCCCGATCGGACTGCACCGTCACAGATAATGGCATCATATTTGGAGTATGGGAATGCAAGGATTTTCTTTTGTTGTGGACTAATCATCGCTTTCCAACCCTTCCGCCAGTTCTCTCAAACTCTGGCTCAAACCATCTTCCTTGGCATCATTCCCAGGACCACCGCCAAAGGCTGTGAATTTATCAATCAGTGTCCCAAGCGCTGTCGTAACCTCTGCGGCGCTGCGCGCATTCTGAATCTTCTCTGGAAGAACGGAAAGTCCTACCTCAATAATATCGCATACTGCTTGCCTGCGACTTTCCATGTAGGCCAGGATATCGGCTGTATTTTCTTCCTTTTTTTGTCTAAGTTTCTCTGCGAAATCTTCAGATGCCTCCACGACACGCCGAGCAGTTTCCCCACACACATGATTTCTTTTGGCAACTGCGTTGTAGCTGCCAAGTTCCAGATAATCAGCCACTATTTTCTTTTTCTGCTTATCTGTCAACCGTGCAGCCATAACTAACCTCATCAATAAAAATCTATTTTTGGTGGTCCGCCCTGGAGTCGAACCAGGATGTCCCCGGTTATGAGCCGGGCGCTCTGACCATTTGAGATAGCGGACCAGATACCCCTTGCGGGGTATGTCGGGGGTTTTGTCAGGCTTCCCGAAGGCCTGTTTGTACTTCCGCACGCACCTTCACTTAGATTGTCTGCGTCTCCAACCGCAGGTTTCAGTGAAATGGAGAATGGTACGTGCTTAGGTTCACTTTGCGGCCGCAAAGCAATTTGCTGATTCGATGAAAGCACAATCTCCTTCCATCAAATTTCCCCAGCTGGGAATGGTCACCCGTTTTGGAGTTGCACCAAAATCCGCTCTGGCCGGGTGATAGGGAGGCGAGAACAAGGCTCGCGCTCCCAAAGAAAAAGGAGGTACGCCCGATATTAAGACCGCCTCGGAGCCGGGCGAAGGAGGAAGAAAATCTTCTGTTTTATACATAGCGAGAAAGAAAATAAATTTTCTTTCTCGCGTATATGTATAAAACCATTTCCTGCTTAAATTATATCGCAGCCCTCCATTTCGGTCAAATTGTTAGACGATCTTAACACTTTGTTTACAATTTTAATTTTGTCTCTGTGTACGTAATTCCAACCGCATACGCCGCCCATACATCGGCAGAGAACCCATAGAACCAATCTGGATTCTTTTTGGTTCCCTTCCCGTTTTTCAGATCATGGGTTGCAAATCGGTCAATCAGTGCGCGGCGGATATTGGCATCCTTGGCCCTGCTGTCATGGCAGAGATGGAGCTTTTCATCCTGGCGGTATATGTAGTCCACTGGCTTCTGTGCTGCTTGCGTGAATCTCCCAACCCATTCGCAGGTTTCAAAAACATTGCGTCCAACCGGCATGCCGTAGCTTGCCAAACGCTCAATCACCACAAGATCATACTTCTCCAACTGGAGAATCAAAAGGACCACGGCATTTTGTTCTTTGCCAAACCGCAGCGGACGTAAATCTTCGCTGTCTATGAAGCAATAGGCGCTCTGCTTGTCCCCTGGGTCAATCGCTAAGATTGTCATTCATTGCCCTCATGCTGTCCGCCCTCCCCGTCGTGGATGGAGCCGATGACCTCAATTCTGCTCGTTGACAGATGCATATTTACGCCCATGCTTTCAGCGCCATTCAACCAAACACAAAATCTATTCCACTCTTGGTCATAGCATACAGGGGCTTCTTTTTGTTCGCCGTTCCAGTTCGTCCAATGGATGATATCCCCCTCAAAAATCTTCGTTCCGTTCTTATCGGTCATTCCGGTGTACTCGCAGACCGTGGAGGGGGCAACAGGAAACACCTCCTTCATAATTCGCTGCGTGCTTTTTGCGCTATGAAATGGGCGAAGTTCTCTCGCTAAAGACTTGCTGATTACCTGATTGCCTGCCGGGTAAATCCAAGATTTGTTGTCTCTTTCAACGTAGTACCCTTCCACCCATTCGCCATTATCCAGCCGCTTAGCTTTGAAAAGGATTTCTCTCATTCTGCACCTCCGATGATCTCGTCAAGGGTGATGATTTCATTTTGGCGAAGAGAAGGAAACAAAGAGGGGTCGAGTATTGCAATGACAAGTTTCCTGTTGAAAACTCTAATGCCGAAGCCATACATCTCAATGCTTTCTGCCTCTGAGTATAACATCTTGATAGCCTTCGCCCTCTCCACCTCCTGCTCCGTCCAGCGGGGCTCGCGGATGATGCAGTCGGGGTGATTGATAATGTAACAAAGTTCGCTGGAGGCCACTTCTCCACCATGTACATTTCTAATTTCTCCATCTGTGCCGATAAAATAACTTTTCACTTCGTCAAATGGGAAATCATTAAACTGGAAGTTCTGGTTTACCTCCATCCCAAGCACCTCGCAAATTCTCGGCTTGTTCATGTTGTCCTCCTCCTTTTTTTGCGACTGAATTGCGACTTTTTTGCGACTGGTCGCAATCATCCTCTACCACCTCATAACCCATCAAGCGAGCAGCTTCATTTGGGTTGTCATTTATCCAGGTGGAACACATACCTTTTGTTTTATTCGATATAGGACAAAACAAACAAGACAAGTTAGCACAAAATCCTGACGCTTCACAGTTATTATGTACTACTTCATACACTTCTTTTGTATTCGGATTCCGAAACTTCATGGTCAGCCATCCTTTCGCTTTCCTTCACTACAAAATCCATTAAGCGGCATAGCTTTCTCACCGCACCAAACATAGCCGGACCCACCTGGTTTAGCTTTTTCGCATTCTCGGCAATAGCACCCGCCAGCGACATGGACGGGGTCAATGATTGGCTGCTCGTCTATAATCTGGGGGATGAATGCTTCTCCCCAATTACTCATTATGGGTAGTCCTTTTACTTGTCTTTTCAGTTCATCAACATCAATTAGTCTCATGGTTGGCCCCGCTTCCCATTGCTTTATCAAAACAATCTTCACACCACGGTTTCCCGTCCACTGTGCAGATTATTTCTTTTATTTCCCCACATTTTGCGCATTTAACCTCATGCTTATCCTCCTGGCCCATGCGAACGCCATAAGAGCAATAATCCGTTTCGCTAATTTTCATTCCGGATGCTGGGCAAATCAGAAAACCTTTCTTGTTGGTTTTTGCGTCCTGATAATATTGGCAATCTTTACAGAGCACCACCTCCGCAACGTCGGCGGCGGGGACAGCAGATAGAGCGTCCCGACACCTTCTTGCAACCAGCTCATCGCAATCATCATGCATCTCATATTCCTGCCGCAAAACTTCAAGTTCCTGCACGGCAACCGCCCTCTCGATGTACTCCTTCATTCCTTTTCCCTCCGTAGTGCGGCCTCAATTTCCAAAATCGAGAATGTATGACTTAATGGCTCTGCATTCGGTATTTCAGTCTCCGCCGTGATAAATATATTTTCAGGCGTGTAATCCTTAATAACCGCATTGCACCAAAATCCTGTGCTGCTCTTGTATGAAATTTTATACCCAGGTTGGCACGGCATCACCACGCACCGCCTCTCTCTGTCCGCCAAGGCCAGTTCCCACAGGCGATCAAATGAAACCCCAAAAATATCCTCAATGATTTCTGAAAAGGTCATATCAAACAGGCTGCATTTATTCATTTTACAATTCCTCCTTCTTATCGCGTGGCTTCTGAATATTCCACTTTTCTGTGCTGCCGGGATATTCTGATGGGATAACCATAATTCCATTCTCTCTCATTATTTTCTTCATCCGCTCCAACGGGCGGCGGTAGGCAGTCCATGTAGACCCATAGGTATCCATTTCGATGGCATAAAACCCGTCCACACAACTTGCCATTTCGAGCACATCTTCATAGTCCACGTCGCAAACAAGTTCCCATCGTCCAGAGCCATCAAGTCCTGTCGTTACCGTCCAGACAGGCTGGCCTTTCATCTCCCGCAGCTCCTCCAGCGTCAGCGGCTCGTTCGGCGGGGTGAGGGTGGGCATACCCAAAACAAGATCCTCTGCTCGCTCCTTATCCTGTTCGCTATCCCAGCTACATACCTGGATTTCAACCATCAGTTCATTGGCATCAATCGCCCTTGCCATCTTTCAGCGCCTCATTCAATCTCCCCACCAAAATTTCTTCCCCGTTTTCAGTAAGCGGCGCTCCGCATCCCGGACAAAAATGTAGGGAAAAGAGGCCTTTATTCCCGCAAAAAATAAATTGTCCATCAAAGCTTCTCCCGTCCTTGCAGTGGTGGCAACGCTGTTTTCGCATCTTCTTAGCTAATTCTTCCGCTTTAATCATTTTTCAGTACCTCCTGCACGATCTTCTTTGCAGCCTTGTTCCCGCACTCCCGGCTGATGGGGCGGAGGGCGGAGATGGCGGCTTCCTCGTGGGTCAAAATCTCAAATGACCACAGAGCGCAGTAATCATCTGTTCCCGCGTGACCACACCTGTACATCCAGTCGGGCTTTTCGCCAAGGAGATGGAGTTCTGCCGTTCTAACCTCCCAGGCATCGCCAAAGCGGTCATAAATTGCATCGCCTATGGTGTACTTCGAGATTTTCCCCTCCCTGTCCGCCTGGGCCAGTTCGCGGAGGCGGTCAGGCGTAACGCCCAGAAGCTGGCCTGTCAGTTTTAGCAGTGCGTCCTCGGTGAATGCTCTCTTAAGGTCCTCCGGCGCCAGCTCCGTTTCCTCATAAGCAGCAAGGCGGTCAAGGATTTTACTATCTATCTGACAATCCCCACCCATTTTCCTGCAATCATCTCTTGCCATATTGCATGTAAGTTCTCCATTGCCAAGCCTATGAGTTAATCTTTCCATATGCTTCTTTAGATGACCCAACTCCATTCCAAGCCGTAAAATTTCAGCGTCTTTTGTACGAGCAAAATCTAAAGATTCACGAGCTTGAGACATCTCGGCCCGCAGCTTCTTATTTTCGGATTGGAGAGTTGAGAGGGCGGTGGCGGCTTCCATCCTCTCTTTGTCCACCAAGTGCGCAGATTCTCCCCAGCACGGTTTTTTAAGCCACTCAATCAGCTTTTCGTAGTCCATCAGGTGTCCTCCTCTCCCTCCGGCGGGCGGCGGTAGGCTTTGAACCTATACCCCCACTCTTCGCACAAAGTTTCCCAACTCATCAGCTCCTCAGATCCAAAGAATAGCACCCCGAAAGACGTTACTTTCGCCCAGTCATTCAGCGGGGTAAACCAAATATACCGTTCTTTCTTGGCATCCTCAAGTGTCAGCGGCTCGTTCGGCGGGGTGAGGGTGGGCTGAAGTGCCTTTCTGGCCCAGAAGTATGCCTTGGCCTGCTCCTCGTTTTCAGGTACAGCAATCACAAAATACTGGTACGCCTTTTCGGCATCAGTCATCTTTCAGCGCCTCCCTCTCCGCCGTTTTCCAAACGCTGTTATGAAATTTTGCTATATCTTGTGTGCCCTTTTTGTACCCTGCTAAATAGCAACAGGTGCATAAAATCAGGAGCAATATCGCTCCAAAAAGAGCACAAACCACGATTTTATCCATCTTTCATCGCCTCCAATCTCAACGCCTCAGTCAAAAGTGACTGCACTTCTTCACTGATTCTCGCATCACTTTTTGCCAGACAACTATCCAGGTAGTTTTTATCATGGTATGCCAATGTTTCGATTGCCAGCGCAACGCGAATACACTCCTCCGGTGTCTTACATACACATTCAGGTGCTTTCATATAGCGCCTCCAATCTCTCCATCACCTTCTGCTCGGCCTCGCCCGTCATGGAAGCGCCGCAGTTGTGGCAATAGTTATAACCAAAAATGGATTTCGCATGACACTCACTGCACTCGTCATAGCCCTCATGCTTAATCCATCTCCCATGCCGCACCTTCTCCACCTGCTCCCGGCTGACGGAGCGGAGGGCGGAGAGGGCAATCTCAGCCATCTCTTTTCTCCTACGGTATAGAATGTCGTTCTCTCCCGGATTACTACCAAATCCGCTATCAAGCACCACTCGCGCCGCTGTGAGCTGTTTTTCAAAAAGGGTAATCGCTTCTTCCCGTGTCATTTTTATACGACCTTTCTCTTTCGTTCATTAGCAATATACTGACACCCACAATTAGGGCAATCAAAGGCATCGTATAAGGTAGGCTCCATTTTATTAGAAGCTATAAGAAACAGTTCTGTTTTTTCACGGGCAATATAATGTCGCTCCTTAGTTAGTTCAAATACATGCCCGCATACTTTGCACGTTATTTCACTCAATTTGTCTTTTCTCCTCTCTCGGGTGGCCTAAATATCACAACCATGCTCGGAAACGGTGCATTCCATTTTGCGCCGCCAAATTTTAGGCGGCCAGCCACAAACCGGATATCTGCCTGGTGATAGATGTACCGGTGAAACCACTGCGTATCCGTTCTGGCTGGCAGCAGCATCACAACCGTAGCACCATCTGCGGCGCTGGCAGCCGCTTTTTCAACCCATTTCCCGATCTGACGGCCATAGGGAGGGTTGCACCACACGACACCGGTCCAGGGCTGAGACAATCCGTCTTGCTCTGGGGTATAGTAGCTTTCACACTTCGCGTTCCAAGGCAGAGCGCATGCGTCCAGGGTAAAACAAAACTCTGTATTGAGTTGGTCAAAAAATGCTTGGGGTGTTTCCCAGAGATCCGTTGTGCTGGTGAACATTCCTTTTGTGATACTCAATCCTTCCCCCCCAGCGTCGCCAATCCCCCGCCGCAAGCTGCGTAGCGCCATTCGTACCCGGCTGTTCTTTTCCTTCGACCTTTCAGCACTGCGCAAATATTTGATGAATCAGCCCCTATACTTTCTGCCGCGTCTTTAGTTGAACTATACTTTCTAACAACAACTCCATTCTGCAAGCACTCAACCGGAATAGACAATTTAGATGCAATTTTCTTTCTACTCTCTTTCGATAGAGACCGCCCAAGCAACTGTTTTCGCACTCGATCATATTCTGACGGATTTTTCTCAAAGTGCGCTTTCATGGATTCACTCATTTTCCTTCTTGCTTGCCCATAATTTACATTATACTTCGCCGTACACCATTCTAAATTCCTAACATTATTGTTAGATTTGTTTTCGTCTATATGGTTTATAATCGGAAAATTATTGGGATTCTCTATAAATGCCTCAGCAACAAGCCTGTGGACAAAAAAATTTTTCCATTTCCCATCATCGTACAGCCTAACCTTTACGTAGCCTCCATGCCCTTTCTTTATCGGCTTTAACTCCTTTGTTTTCCCGCGCTTCTTCGAGAAAACTTTTCCGTCTTCGGAAACGAAGTAATCTTTCCCATAATCAATCTTTTTCATATTCCCCACCTACGTCGGTTTCTCTTGTCGCTATTTCTCCTCCGCAGCAACCGTATCCGACCAAATCAATCCAGCTATCAATGTGCTCAGGGTTTACAGATGCCCGGGCAATCTTGAGCAAGGCCATCATGGCCGCCACATCCTCCGGGTCTAACTGCACATGGACCCCAGCGGCAACACACTTCGCACTGAGGTAGGTGTGCCAAAATTCCGCAATCAAACGGAAGCTATTTTCTGGAATTCCATAATCCTGCTCCCGATCTCCACACACGCACTTCTCCGCAGCGGCGAGAATTTCTTTTCTTGTCATGGGGTTCCCTCCTTCTTCTTCCTTGGCATTCCAAACCTCTGCGCCATATAACACTTCCTGCCACAGTAGATGTCCTTGCCTGTGGTTGAGAGAAATTTTGTTTTACACACCGGGCAGGTTTTAATCTTCCATGTCTCTCTGTCCATTGCTCCACTCCTGATAGATCCGGCTGGCCACCACATCCCGGCTGCCCTGGTACTTTCCGTGGTATTGGCTTAAAATCTCGCCGGTGGTGGTCTGATAATAAATCTGGCAAATCTCCATGCCGGGGTACACCCGCACCGGCTGCACGCAGGTCAGTTCCAGGGTCCAGTTCCCAGAAAAACCCACATCGCCAAACCCGGCGGTCACGTGGACAAAGATGCCCAGGCGTCCAATGGAGGACCGGCCCACCAGCATGGGGACCAGGTTGTGGGTCTCGGTATATTCCATGGTTTTGGCCAGGTAGAGCCGCCCAGGGTGCAGCACCAGGCCCTCCTCTGGGATCATCAGCCGCCCCGTCCGGTTGTCCTGCTTCGGGTCCAGGACAGCCTCCTTGTAGGCCATCAGCTCGGGGGACAGCCGCAGGTTGTAGCTGTTTGGTCCCAACCGGGATTCCTCCCAATCGCTGATGATGATGTTGCCCGCCTCCCGTTGGAGTTTGATTTCATTGCCCGTTAGAATCATGTTGTCTCCTCCAGTTTTATCTGTTCTGGTTTGAATGCGCTGTCTTTGATGTCCACATAACGTACGGTCCCGTATTTCTCCAGGTCACAGGCAATCGCCTCCCGCGTTCCTTCGGGATTCTCAAGGCTGGACGGAATGGGCCGCAGCTTTACGGTGATCTCCCACATGGCTCAAAGCTCCAACAGGCGGCAGAGGGTTCCCTCTACCCGGGCCATAGCATGCCGGGAGAGATGGTCCTTTCTGCGCTGCAAGCTGCGCTCCGGCAGTGATTTGACGTGCTCCAGGACCGCCACATAGGTTTGGCCTTGGACACTCTCCACGGCGATATGGGACGCCGCCGCGTAGCGTTCCCGGGACACCAAGGGCGCCGCCACCACGCACCCGGTTTCCCGGTTGTTCTCGGCGGAAGAGAGGATCAGAACTGGTCTGCCATAGTCCTTCTTTCCGCCTCGGTATCGGTCGGTCAAGTAAATTTCGCCTTTGTGAATCATGCCTGCCTCCTTGCTGTCCGCCAGTTCCTTGCTCTGGAACAGTCCATGTAATATCCGCCTGCCATCTCAAACAGCCTTGAGCCGATGGCTTCATCGCCCCGGAGAATCGCCTCCAGCGTGTTCTCGCTGGAAAGGATGGTGGGCTTTTTGCTGATGTATCGCGCGTTAATCAGCTCGAATGCCAGGTGAACATCCGCCGGCCGAATTTCCCCCTTCCAGAAATCATCCAGATAGAGTAGCGGCGTATTTTTCAAGGGTTCGGTTTCTTCCCGGAAATCGTCCCGGTCATTTCCAACCGCCTTGGCCCTTCGCGCAAACTCCCGCCACGAAACATACAGGCCGGGTTTGCCGCCCTCAACGATGGCCCGGAAAATGGTGGTGCATAACGTCGTTTTCCCGCAGCCCGGGGTCCCGCAGATGATGAACCAGGAGGGATCTCCCGCCGCGATTTGCTGTACGTAGTCTTGCGCCATGGCAAGTGCTCTCCTCTGCCAGTTCTCCGGCGTTTTCCAGTTCTCCCAGGTGCAAGCCGCCAAGGCATCCGGCGGGATTCCGCTGCGGTCCATGGCCCCCATGGCGTCACGGATGCTCTGGCATTTGCATCGCTGAAACCGCAGCGCCCCATTTTCCTCCACTGTCATGTATCCGCCCCGGTCATGGCACGCGGGGCAATGATAGCCTTTCAGCGTCCCGGGGGTCGCGTTGAAAAGTTCCGCCCGTTTCCGCTGTGCTGCGAAGAAATCAAAATGGCTCGTCGTCCCAGCATCCGTCAGTCGCGGAGGGGAGTTTGTCGATGATTGGGCCCTTGTTGGGAAGTCTTGCAAATGGATCATCCTCCTTTGCCCGCTTTTTCTTCTCGTCCTGGAGCCGAGTTACCACCCAGTTCAGAATGGCTCTGTAATCGCTCTTGTAGGTCTTCCCCGTCGCCCCTTTGTAGTTGTCCAGAATCTCGATCAAACGCTCGGTGTCGGCGGGGCCATGAGTGTCAAGCAACTTCTGGTGCTCGGCATTGGTCATGGAAACAAACTCCGCCCATTGGACCTTGGGCTCTTGTTCGGATTCTCCGACAGTTTTTTTCTTCTCCGTTTTCGCGCGCGCCCTTTTACGTGGGGGGGTGGGAGAGAAAGGGGGATTATAGGGGGATAGAGAGATAGGGGTTTCAGGGGAAAGAGAGGAAGGGGGAAGAAAGGGGGGAGGAGAGGGCGGGGGTGCGTTACTGTAACTGTTACTGTAACGGTTACAGTAACGCTCTCTATACTTTTTTACCCTGTCCGCAGTCTTTTTCCGGGCCGCAATCTTCTTTCGGATTGATGCCAAAGAATCTCGTTCCACTTCCCCCCAATCCTCTGCTGCCTCTTCCCCAGCGAGAAGGGCGAAAAACACCCGATCTCGCTGGATGCTGGAGAGGCTGAGAAGCAACGTCCTGTCCTCTTCCGTGAAAGAAAGTGTAATCATCTTTTGCCTTCTTCCCTGTTGAAATCATAAGCGAATCCCAGAGGTATAGATCGAACCCCCGCGTTTGGATAAGAAGGCTTTCAATTCGTCCGGGGGAAAATAAACCCGGGCGCCAATATTGATTCCTTGAATGAACTTGGCTGCTCTCAACCTGTCCAATGTGTCCACACTGATATTAAGGGCCTGAGCGGCCTCTTTCCGGGTCAACAGCAATTTTTCCATTTTATGCTCCTTTCTCAAAACGGCAGCGGTCCGTCCCCACTGTCATTGTCCCAGGGCAAGGGCCCATCATCAGGAATGGCGGCGAAGCCGTTCGAGGGCGCTGTGGCCTTTTTCAAGGGCTTATCCGGGGGCAAGGTGTATTCCCCGTTGCGGACCCGATCTGCGCTCATGGCGCGGAAAGGACGCACCGCCCAGCCGGTTTTCCCGTTATAGGACCATTCCTCATTCCGGAAGAGGATGCCCACCAACTTTCCCACCAGGGAAGTCTCCTCCCAGTTCCAGGTGTAGCCGGGGTTGGAGTGCTCAAAGGCGGTGGTCAAGCCTTTGAAAGAACTCTTTGTCCATTCATCGTTGTCAGTCCCATCGTCTTTGGGCAAGAACTGACGAATAACCCCCTTCCACTTTTTATCCTGCATGGTGTTGGCCTTAAACTCTTTGGAGAAGAACCCTCTCTGCTCTCCCTCCTCAATGTCGAAGAGGACCAGCAGCTGGGGGCCATAATTGGTATCCGCAAAGGATACCTGTTTGACCCGGCAGACATAGGCGTCCAGGGGGAGTTTGGGACGGTCAGAGAACTCCTGCACGGAATCCCAATTTTTCGGTTTTTGAATCATGGTTTTTGTTCCTCCTTGTGGTTGATTTGATTTAATTCATTTCGGATTGTATCCAGAATGCCGATTACGGAGAAAATGACTTCTTCCTGATAATGAAGAAGTAATATGCAAGACTTTGACAGGCTGTTTAATTCTTCATTGATGTCAGCTTTGTTCTCCGGTGCTTGAATCATTCGCTTTGTTCCTCCTTGGTGTAAAATATAAGGGGGCATCTGCTCCCGATGTATTTGTCTGGGTACTCGCAAATTTCCCCGTTGAGACCGCAGCTGCGGTAGTTGCGGCGGTAGTATTTGCACTGATAGCAGCTAATGTCCACGTTACCCTTAAAGTCAACGGGAAACGTCACCTCAACCATGGCGCGGGCGCGGATATATTCCTTCACCCCACGGGAGAATTCAGCCATTGTCTGTCGCCTCCTTGGGAGATGTGGTGGGGAGCAGCCCCCAATACTCTCTAATCCGCTGATCGACGAATTTCAGATCATTCTCAATCTCCAGGTCAAACATTTCTTCGGGCGACTTAGAAATGTCCATTCCATTGGATTGGGTGCGGAAGAAATGGCGGTCCCCTTCCACCATGCAGCGCAGACAGATTGTGACCATCCCCTCAATGCAAACCTTCTCGTCCAGCAGCTTTCCAATGGTCCGCAGCTTGGTTTCTCCAAAGTCAGAGGTGGTTTCGTGCATGAGGATATAGACAATGACATCCTCTGGAAGCTGCGCCTGAATGAACATCAGCAGCCGCCAGAAATTGTCCGCGATATCGTTGTAGAGATCGAAGGTTGAGCTGCCCGCTTTGGGGGCGGAATGGCCTTTCATGAAAGTGTTCGTCAAAAGGTACCCAGCGTCATCAATGACAGCGGTTTTGGTGGGCATCTTTTGCAGGCCAGTGGTAATGGTCTGGTAGCTGTCTGTCTTCATCTGGTATCGGAAGGTCCCGGGGAAAGGCAAGCGTTTGCCCACCACGTTAATCAAAAAGATTTCATCTGGGGCAAAGTTTTTCAGGGAACGGGACTTCCCAGACCCGCTCTTGCCATAAATCAAAACTGGAATCCCGATAAGTCATTCCCCCTTTTCGCCGCAGTCCAGGTATTCCTGAAATAGGTCCATCTTCTCGTCCAGATAGGCGGACATGGTGAAACTGTTATATAAGAACATGTAATCCATGAAGTCATCCAGGCATGTGTCCATGATAAAGTTCCGGCATGTCCTGGCAGAAACCTCTATGACCACCTTTTTGGGGAAAAAGTTGATTCGTTCCTCCATCTTGACAAACCTCCAATTTTTGTTACAATAAAGTTAAGCGGAAGAAACATAGCTTATTTTTTCAAGTATTCTCCTTTCTGAACTCTGCCGGTGCTGCAAACCGGCAGAGTTTATTTTTCGCCTTTTCCACGGAGTTCTTTTTTCCATCGGGTGATAACCGTGGTATTCACGCCGTAATGGTCGATCAGCTCATGGTATCGAAGCAGCTTCTCCTTCTCTGGGAAGTCCTCCGGCATGGGGATGCGGGGACGGCCTACCTTCTTCCTTGATTTACTCGGACAGCGCCCGCTGCAATCTGGATTGGTACAGTGCAAGCACTGCTGGATTTTCTCCGGGGAATCCCATCCAGGGTAGATTCCATTGCGTTTTCGGCGTTGGCCGGGAATGGGTTCAGAGGGCGCGTCGGCCCACGGCTTCCTCCCTTCGGTCTGCACCTTGACCCCGTTGATCTTCACCATATCCCCACCCCCTTTCGCACCTGGGGCAGAGATATACCTTCTCTCCAGGTTCCAGGGCGGACACGTTCCACCGCTGCTTGCACCGGCGGAAGAGACGATACACCGCGCCCCTCATACCACACGGAAGGGGATGCCCCGGCGGGCCAAGGCGGCGTTGATCCGGCTCTTCCCTACCTCCCTTCTGCGCCGGGCCTCCTGGCGCTTTCTGGCCGCTGGGGTAATGGCCCGTAACAGGATGTCCATATCATGGCGTTGCTTGATCTCTTGTACTGGGTTCATTCCAAGTTCTCCTTTCTAAATTTTCCCGGCATGAATGATTGTTAAGTAATCCTCATCTGTAAAGCGAAGTGCTTCCCCCATAAGGATCAATTCATTGAGGGTAAACTTCCCTGGGTCTTTTCGACGGGCCTGCAATGGAGGTCTCGTTTGCAATCCGATGAGCATCGCAATGTTTTCTTCTGTCAGTCCAGCTCTTGCTTTTCCAATACGATACACAACGCCGAATTCATCCCGCCACCGGTCTACCCGGTTTTGCTTCTTCCTTCCCATTGTTTCGCTCCTTTCTGGATGTCTCAATGTCAGAGACATTACAGCGGTAAATTCTCGCCAGATGTACCCACTTCTTCCGCAGAGGGAACGTATTTCCTTGTTCCCAATGACTAATTGCAGATCGCTCAAGATCAAGCATCTTTGCTGCGGCTTCCTGGGTTAAACCGGCATTGATTCTCAATTCTTTCAGATTGATAAAAATCACTCCATTCAATTGTTTTTTGTATGAATCGCCACTATCAAAAACACACTATCTCATGCGAAAATGTTTGTAGCGAAGCAAATCCAAATAAAGGAGATATCAGAAAACAATGCAAAGCAGGCAACAATGTTGCGCCAATTTGTATTATCTTCTTGACCACTTCCTGGAGTTATGCTCAAAAGCAACCATCTTAAATTTGCTATAATCGTAATGACGAAATGACAAATTATGTAAGTGTTTATTGGGAATTGACCTCTTTTCTTCCAACCCAGCGCATGAGGGACGGTTCCATAAAAGAAAGGAAACGAAGCATCAAGGGGGAGAGATGCTGAAATAAGGTTAAATCGGAACCGCCCCTCATACGCTGGATTTAGTTATTTCTATTATCATCCTGCTTTCAGGAATAGTAATCGGAAGGTTTCCCTCCCCTTTGGTGTTACCAAGGTCTGTGTCCCAGTCCATTGGGTCTTCTCGTTGAAGCACTCTTTCAATTCAAACAAACCGTTGTTAACATGAACCTGATAGGGCATCAGCTTACCTTTTTTGTCCCGGTACAGGTATTTACGAGAAAGAAGGAAAGAAATAAACTCTTTCGGTTTGACCCCGAGTTCCTTGGCTGTTTCCCGAAGACCTGTTAAAAGATTCCGGTCTACCAAATCGTCAAAGTAGTCCGCCTTTGGCTGCATGATCTGGTTTTCCACCGTCAGGGCGGACAGTCGGACTTTCTGATTCTCGATGGTCTTGTTCGCCATAATGAGCGCCGCCGCCATGAGTTCCTCGGGGGTCATGTTCTCCTGGCCGTTGATGTACCCACCGTTCTTGCGGATGGAGGGGAGAACCTCATCAAAAATCCAGCGTTCAAATTGATCCGCACCTGGTAATTCTGACCTGGCAGCCAGGCGGTAGATATCACCCTCGGGGATAAAGTTCATTTCCTGTTCTCCTCCGTTTGTAAGGGTGCGGCGCTTCACCGCCCCCTTGCAATGAGCAGAAACCGCGTCCTTCGGGCGCTTATACCCAAGTGCCTTTGCTACATCAGACCCGCAGAACAGCACCTTGCCATCTTCTTCGATGGTGCGGATTTATCCAAACTCGGGATTGTTGAAAATTATCAGTTCGCTCATTTACACACTCCTTCTCATCGTTATCATATTTATGTTTATTAGTTGTTCGCGTTTACGCGAGTTAATCAGCAAAAAAAAT